ATATGTAAGTACTTGATTTATGAGTGGATTTGAAGCAGTGTTCGCCACATTCTCCAATTGACCCAAACGGATCTGAACATTTGACACCTGATCCGTGACAATAGCAGTCGTTGGATCAAAAAAGTCCATTGTGTGTGTAATGAAGACATTGTCACCTTTGAGGTGAGTGTTGGCACTCACGATTAGGGACTCCGTCACTTCAACATTACCGGATACATGTACATTATCAGATACAGTAAGATTATCAGAAACTGTTACATTTCCAGAGATGTATGCGTTTCCGGCTAGTGTAAGATCTTTTGACGCGACCACATTACCAGTGACATAGGCGTTGCCAGATAGTGTGAAATCTTTTTGGCTAACGACGTTACCCGTTATATAAACATTACCCAATACTTCAAGATCTTTGTCGGCATATACGTTATTAGAAATTGTAAGTTCTTCACCAATTGATACGTTACCAGATATATAAGTGTTACCGGATAGTGTGAAATCTTTTTGGCTAACGACGTTACCCGTTATGTAAACATTACCCAATACTTCAAGATCTTTGTCGGCATATACATTATTAGAAATTGTAAGTTCTTCACCAATTGATACGTTACCAGATATATAAGTGTTACCAGATAGTGTGAAATCTTTTGAAGCCACTACATTTCCGGATACATAAGTATTACCAGATAGTGTGAAATCTTTTTGGCTAACGATATTACCTGTTATATAAACATTACCTAATACTTCAAGATCTTTGTCAGCATATACATTATTAGAAATTGTAATTTCTTCACCAATTGATACGTTACCAGATATATAAGTGTTACCAGATATATGAACATCTTCTTGAATGTAAACGTTTTCTGTAATTGTAACATCACCTTGTAAATCAACATTACCATTTACAAATAAAACATTTGAAGCCAAATCATCTATGTAGACATTTGTACCTATATCAAGGGTATGAATTGGACTAGTATTTATAATACCAACGTTAGCTTCAGTTAATAGTCTTCCATAAATGTGAACATCAATATCTTCGTTAGTTTTTGGCGAAAAAGTTCTATCGGTTGGTTTGGCATCTGTATAACCTACAACAAATTCATTTGTACTTTCTCTAAACCCAGCAATAACATTCGAATTTGGATCTGGGCGATGCATAATAATACCCAAATCGAGTGTTTCATCTGTTGAGGTATTATTTCTACCAAGTTCAATCATTGCATCTTTGATACTTATGTTTTCAGTAAGAAATACTGATGTGTTACCATTCACCACTAAGTTGCCATCGATAAAAACATCTCTGAGTACAGATACGTTTCCGGAAACTACAAGAACATTTGCTCCTATATCGTCAACGTACAAGTTGGAACCAACACTTAAAGTGTGATCTTGTGGAGCTGCATTAGCTATACCAACACAGTTTGACGTCATGAAACTAATACCTTTACGACCATCGACACCATAATTTCTTCCGTTATCCAATCCCAAAAATGTAACAGTATTTGCAGTTACGTTACCAAAGTTTGTAGCTCCTTGAAGACTCGTTTGAATAATATCCGTTGCAGCTTCACCCGATTCTGTAATTTCTTTGGTAAGTCGATTGTACATAAGAAGTACAATCTGTTTATCGCTATAATCTGTTCTGTTACGAACCGGTGATAAATAGACCGTGTTTGCAAGATTTGCGTTAATGTGATCGTTACTTGCATTAATAACAATGGTATTATCCGCCTGATCTTCTAGACAATTTCTACCATATCTCAACCTGATAGATCTTTCAATTGTCGGTAAGTTCTTCACCATTTATATAGTATGGTAAATTAATTTGCATAGAGTAAACCCGCCATCCCATTTTCAATACGAAGTATGTTATAATTTACTGCATATATAGGATGTTCGATTATCTGTTTTTCGCTTATTATTTTAGCCGATTCTAAACGACTGAAATTAAGAGTACCTGTAGGTTGAAGAGAGCTTGTCATAAGACAGAAGCAATATAAGAAAAAATCAGGGGATACAACAAAGTTTGTGTGATAATAATTTTGAGTATCCATGAAGTGTGGTCTACACCACCTGAAATTTGAAAGATCCACACCATTTATGCTAATTTTAACACGATTTGCAGCTGATGTGAGGGCGCCATCAGTTGTAGTATCCGACGACGCTATATATTTTACTGGGTGGTTAAAAGTAAGATCTTGAATAAGTTCTCTCGTTGGTTCATTCTTTTGAACTTGTGTTATTAAAAGATCATGTCTTCTAGAGGCAATATTACCTCGTTCTTCGTTATCTAAATAATAATAATTTGCATACAGTTCAACATTATAATTTGATGCTTCGGATGCCCAATAAATACGCAATTCTACATCATGATAATTTAAAGCGACGAGAGGTAAAGCACACTGAGGTCCTTCGCAGAAGAAAAAACGAAGTGGGTAAAAATAAGACCGAGCGCTTACACCTGGGTGTGTACCAATGGAACTACGTGATACATTTTGTGCAAAAGTATCAATAGCAATTCTTTCCGTAAAAACTGTATCTTGTGTATCTATAACACAACCACCAATTAATAATTCTACTTTATCGATTATTGTATCCCAATAAAGGATATCTTGCGTTCTAGTCGTGTCATCAGCTGTTAAATAAATATAACCTAAAAGGTCACCACATCTTTCAATCTTGACACTTGACATTGAATTATTTTTCACATCCCCGTGTATTGTTTGCTTTTCAACGGATTGTGAAAAATTAGAGTGTCTTTTAAATGTTGAATTAAAAAACGATATCTCCGGGTTACCCATAATATGCTCATCCTGAGCTCCTATTGCTACTAACTGAACAATACCGGAAGACATGTTATACTACTTTAAATGGAGAAAATTACAAGTTTGGTTTTATACACACAAATCTAAGAACTAAAAAGTTATCACCGTCGGCTTCTGAGTTTTTTATTGTATTGCCGGTTTGATCTCTAATTTTTACCCGAAGTCGATCAATTCTTCTAATTGGATCTATGTACTGTGTTATTATGGGATAGTCATCTTTGAAAATGATAGTTGAATTACCATTGTCATGTGTGGCATCAACTGTAATAATACTTGCAAATGAACCTCTGAGTGTTGTTAAACTTCCTTGTCCAGTGAGAACGTTTGAAGCTCGATCATTAAAGATGGAATCAAGTTCTTCAATAGAAATATAGCAGTGTTCGGTCACTACATTAGAGTGAATATGTGCAGCTAAAAGTCTAGCCTGGACCACATTTTTCAGAGGTTGCTGAAGATGGCAAGTAAAAGTGTTCGCGCTGTCTTGACCAATTGAATCTACTGTGATTGTGTGATACTCGTAGTCAAGATTTGGAATATCGGTGGACGAAGTAACCAAAGCCATTTAGTATTAGCTTAGATTAAAGATCCGCCAATTCCTTCCTCGATACTGTAGCCACCAGCTTGGTCCGCGACAAGCTTTTCGGCACCACAAACACCACCTGGAGTCAAACTCTTGGTGTAAGTGCTACCTTCACTGGTATAACCAGGGGCACATTCCAACTTATGTTCCAAATTGAAGATGGATTCTTCCGACACTGGCTTGACAGTAATTGGTCTGGGCTGGTATCCACTTCTTGTGGCAGTCAATACAAAGATGATGACCAACAAAACCATAATGGATGCAATGGCATTTCGGTTAGCTCGATTGAACTTAAACATTTATATATTAGTCATATAATTTTTTCTAAAGTGCGTTAAAGGTTATTTAATAGTTTCCATATAGAGAGTAGATGGACGAAGAAATTGTCTTAGATCGCGGAAGTACGAATGTAATGAAGTTGGACCCTGATGAACAGGCCCTGATGGATGAGATTGAAATTTCAACTCCAAGACCTCAGCCTGTGAGACGCCCAGCCCCACAACAATCACACCGAACACCCGCACCAACACAACAAGATCCTATGGATGCTTTTGTAAATCCAAATAAACAAACAGCTCCACCCCAATCACATATGGATGAAGAAATTGATTACGGTGAAGACGAACCAATGTTTTTCGACGACGCCGATGGTGAACCAGATGCCATGGAAAGAAGTGAAATGCCATCAAAGGGATACAGCTCGATTGACGAAGAAAAGAGTGATCTTCTTAACAAGTTGGGTCGTCTTGAAAAGAAGGGTTTTGCTGTGAATAAAAGGCTCAATGCTTATTCCAGTGTAGATGATTTGAGAACAGAAGTTAAGAGAATTACTTACAGCATAGATGTTGAACAGTCAATCCGTTTCAGTCGGCGTATGTTAATCGCATGTGTTACTGGATTGGAATTTCTTAACAAGCGTTACAACCCATTCGAAATTCAACTTGAAGGTTGGTCTGAATCTGTCATGGAAAATGTGGATGACTACGATGGGGTCTTTGAAGAGCTGTACGTAAAGTACAGATCCAAGGTCAATGTTGCTCCCGAAGTCAAGCTTATTATGATGTTGGGTGGTTCAGCTATGATGTTCCACCTTACAAACTCAATGTTCAAGAGTGCTCTTCCAAATATGAATGATGTCTTGAAGCAAAATCCAGATCTCGTTAAAAATATGATGGCAGCGGTTCAAAACACTGCCAGAGCACCATCTGGACCAGCTGATGCGGCACCAGTTGGAGGCACTGGTCAGTATGAAATGCAGGGTCCTGGCATTGACATTTCCAGTCTCATGGGTGGAATGATGATGCCACCACCACCAATGAACACATCGGCGCCAAAGACTACATTTGAAGCTCCACCAGTCGAAGATGACGATGATGTTTCTGATATTGTCTCCATTTCAGGAGAATCCACCGGCGGTGAAGTGAAGGAGGTCAGTGTTGAATCTTCCAAACCAAAAAAGACCCGAAGAAAGAAGAAGACAGAAATTAATCTCTAAGTACAGTATAAATGATAGGCTACTGTCCTTTGGAGGAA